CGTAATTGAGTGCATGGGAGTAATTATGTATGTGCAATAAGGTATTGTCAATACATAATTGCTTATACTGGTCATAAGCAAAAGTGATTCGTAGCCAATGACAAGGCAGGCTGGGAGTTCCCGGCCAGACGAATAGCCGTAACGGTGCGGCGTCAAACACCGATCTGCAGGATCGTCTAGCGGCTAAGATAAGATCGCAGGCATGCGATAGAGACGCCGGTTCGAATCCGGCTCCAGCGGAGCTAAACTGTAGCTGACCTGCCAGGTGTAGGAACAGTATCGGGGTCGCTCTAACGGGCGGCTCCAGCCTCATTCAACAAGCTCGCTACGGCGGGCTTTTTTAACGAAAAATAGGTCAACAATATTGACCTAAGTTATCCACAGGAATCAAAAGGTTAGCCAAAAAACGAAATGGCTCAAGTAGGTAACAACAACGCAGGCAAAGGAAAGCCTTGGGCTGATGCCCTCCGATATGCGTTGCATCAGGAAGAGTACACAAAAGTCAAGAAAGGCGAAGCGCTGCGGGAGATTGCAAAGCAGTGCGTACAGGCTGCGCTCGATGGCGATAAAGACGCACGCATTGAGATCGGAAATCGCCTTGACGGCAAGCCACATCAGTCTGTAGACGTAGACGCAAATGTGGAAGGCGGGCTGATCGTCACAATGGGCAACAAAGACGTCAGCATTTGAAACTAACGGCTAAGCAGGAATCGGCGCAGAACATCATCGCCGGGCCTGCAACGCACGTAATGCTGTTCGGTGGATCGCGTTCAGGCAAAACATTCCTTCATGTGCGCAACGTCATCATGCGCGCACTCAAGGCGCCGGGATCACGACATGCAATCCTGCGGTTTCGATACAACCACGTCAAGGCGTCCATTGTTCTAGACACCTTCCCAAAGGTCATAGAGCTCTGCTTCCCCGGTGTAAAGCCAGTGATGCACGCTCAGGACGGCTACGCAGAACTGCCCAACGGCTCGCAGATATGGTTCGCTGGCCTTGACGACAAAGAGCGTACAGAGAAGATTCTCGGGCAGGAATACGCAACGATTTACTTTAACGAGTGCAGCCAGATTCCGTATGGATCAATCGGAATGGCGATCACACGGCTCGCGCAGCGGGTTCATCAAGTCATTGACGGTGTAAGCGGCGACCTGCTGCGACCACGAGCGTTTTACGATTGCAACCCGCCGTCTAAAGCGCATTGGACATATCAACTATTCGTCATCAAGCGCGACCCAGACACAAAGCTGGCGTTGCGCAACCCTGACGACTACGCGCATTATCAGATCAACCCCGGAGACAACGCAGAAAACCTGTCAGCAGGGTATCTGGAGACGTTGCAGGGGTTGTCGGCCAGGCTCAGGAAAAGGTTTCTCGATGGCGAATTTGCAGACGCTACACCGAATGCGCTCTTTACGGACGAAGCTATTGAAAAGTGGCGCCACTTTGGACAGCTCCCCGATTTTGTGCGGGTCGTCGTTTCTGTTGACCCCAGTGGCTCAGGCGATCAGGACAACGCAGACAATGATGCCATCGGAATTGTCGTTGCGGCGCTTGGCATTGATGGCAACGCATATGTCCTTGAAGACTGCACAGTAAAAGCAGGCCCGGCAACATGGGGGAATGTTGCAACAACCGCATTTGATCGGCACCAAGCCGATTGCGTAGTCGGAGAGACGAACTACGGCGGCGCAATGGTCGAACACGTCATTCAATCGGCGCGACCAAGAACACCATACAAGCAGGTAACAGCATCACGCGGCAAAGCGGTGAGGGCCGAACCTGTTTCATCACTTTACGAGCAAGGAAAGATCAGGCATGCAGGCACATTCAGAGAGCTGGAGGAAGAGCTAGTGGCCTTCTCCACCTTTGGCTATACCGGCAATGGTTCGCCCAATCGGGCGGATGCGCTGGTGTGGGCGATCACTGAATTGTTCCCCGGCATTGTGTCTGGCGCTTCTCGCGCAGCAAAGCCAGCGGCTAAATCTGCCTCCGCAGGCTCTTGGATGGGCGCATGATTAAAGACGACGGCGAGAGCATCGTAGACGAAGCGCGCGAGTTCTTTGCGCGTGCACGCGATGCAGACGCCAAGAACCGTCTAGAAGCAATCGACGATTTGAAGTTTGTTCACGGCGAACAGTGGCCCGAAGCGATCAAGCGTGAACGCGAACGCGACGGACGGCCAACGCTCACGATCAACAAACTTCCCCAGTTCTGCAAACAGGTCATTAATGACATCCGTCAGAACCGCCCACAGATCAAAGTGCGTGCTGTTGACGACGTTGCCGACATCAAGACAGCCGATGTCTACAACGGCCTAATCCGCAACATTGAAGCCAACTCTGGCGCGGACATGGCTTACGACACCGCATCAGAGTATGCGGTTAAAGCGGGCATCGGCTTCTTCCGCATCACAACCGCTTACACCGATGACGATATGTTCGATCAGGACATCGTTATCAAGCCAATTCGTAACCCGTTCACGGTCTATCTAGACCCTACATCAGTGCTTCCTGACTACTCAGACCAGAAGCGCTGCATCGTGACGGAGCGAATGCAGAAAGACAAGTTCGAGGCGCAGTATCCGAACGCCATCAGCGAATGGGAAGAGGAGTCCACCGGTGAATCGGGCGATTCGTGGTGTGATGACGAAACTGTACGCGTAGCTGAATTCTGGTGCGTTGAAGAAGAACCGGCCACGCTTTGCCTGCTGAGTGACGGGTCAACCGTTAGCCTGAAGAAGGGCGAGAAGTACAAGGCTTTCGAGAAGCAACTAGCTGCGAAAGGCATGCAATGCCTGAAAACTCGCGAAGTAAAGCAGCGCTCGGTGACGCAATACATCGTTACCGGCAAAGAGCTGCTGGAAACGAACAAATGGGCTGGTAAGTACATCCCCATTTTTCCGGTCGTCGGCGAAGAGTATTACGTTGAAGGCGAGCGCAAGCGCAAGAGCCTGATTCGGGATGCCAAAGACGCGCAGCGCATGTACAACTACTGGCGTTCTGCCAGCACGGAGCAGGTCGCGCTAGCGCCTAAATCAGCGTACATCGCTGCTGATGATGCAATTGCCGGGTATGAGGCGGAGTGGTCTAACGCCAACGTTAAGAATCAGGCGTATCTGCGCTACAAGTCGGGCACAGAACGGCCAACACGCGATCCGATGCCGGAGCCTTCGCAGGCGATGATTGCGGAGATTACTGGGGCTGACCAAGACCTGTATTCGACAACGGGCATTTACCCTGCCAACCTCGGGCAGAAAGGCCCGGAGACATCAGGCAGGGCAATTCTCGCGCGTCAGAAAGAAGGCGATGTATCGACCTTCCATTTTCAGGACAACTTGACCCGGGCGATCCGCTTTGCTGGTCGTGTTCTTGTTGACCTGATCCCGCGTATCTACGACACCGCGCGTGTTATTCGTGTGCTGAATTTTGACGGCACCTCGCGCATGGTGCAGATCAACCAAGAATACCTTGATCCTGCGAGCGGAAGCATTCTCAAGCACGACTTGGCTGCGGGCAAATACGACGTGCAGGTTGATGTCGGGCCGTCATACACCACACAGCGACAAGAGGCAGCGGAATCGATGATGGAGGCCGCTCAAATGAACCCGCAATTGATGCAAATTGCTGGCGACATTCTCGTTAAGTCGATGGACTGGCCGCACGCTGAAGAAATCGCCGACCGAATCAAGCAAGCACAGCAGCAGGCGCAGCAGGGCGGACAAGAACCGCCAGAGATTCAAGCCGTGAAGATGCAGCAGCAGATAGAGGGCATGAAAGCCCAATCTGCACAACAACTGCAACAGCAGAAACTGCACTCTGAGTTCCAGCTTAAACAGATGGAGCTACAACAGGAGCAGCAGCTTGAAGAAATGCGCCTGAATTTCGAGGCGCAAAAAGCGGGAATCGAGTACCGCATTGACCTTGCCAAGAATCAGGCAAAGATCAATTTCGAGCGTGAAAAGCACAGCAGCAAGCTGGCAGCAGATCAAGCCGTGGCATTCATGCAAGGGCAGGCAGGTCAAGTTATTGACGGATATAGCCAGCTTGACGGCGAAACGCCTCCGTTGTCGGTTGATCGCGTGGTGTCCACATCCATAGCCCCAATCGCAGAAAGCGTATCGGCAAGTGTTCAGCAGACACAACAACTACTGCAAACGGTCGCTCAACTGGTGCAAGCAATCCCGGCGCAAATTGACGCCATCGTGAACGTGCCAAAAACGATCATTTACGACAAACAAGGCCGCGTTATCGGCGCCCAACCCAATAGGACGGTTCAGTAATGGCATCGTCGATTGACGCAACCAAGCCGACAGCAGGAGCGGCGCTAACGGCGGACGTTCGCAACAACTTCTCCGCTGCAAAGACCGAAATTGAGGCATTGCAGGCCGATGCCGCTGTGCATGTTTCT